TAAGGACAGACCATGAGCATTGAAAAGAGTTTATACGAAGCCCCGCAGGGGCTAGAAGAGCTTGCCGGCCAAGAGCCGGACATTGAGATCGAGATTGAAGACCCGGAAGAAGTGACTATCCGTGCGGGCAACTTAGAGATTGAGATCGACCCTGACGCTGAGCCTGAGTTCAGTAAAAACCTCGTAGAAGATATTGATGACGACGTGCTTGAGGGTATTTCTGCGTCGCTGCTTACTGATATTGAGAATGATTTAGCTTCCCGTAAAGATTGGGAAGAGATGTACAAGGACGGGCTGACGCTGCTGGGTTTGAAGTTTGAAGAGCGCACGGAACCTTGGGAAGGGTCTTGTGGTGTGTTTCACCCGATGATTACAGAAGCGGTGGTTCGGTTTCAGTCCGAGACCATCATGGAGACGTTTCCAGCCAAAGGGCCTGTAAAGACGCAGATCATTGGGCGCGATACGCCTGAGAAGAAAGATGCCGCCGCGCGCATCGAAGAGGACATGAATTATCAGTTGACCGAGAAGATGCCCGAGTTCCGTAGTGAGCACGAGCGCATGCTGTGGAACCTGCCCGGGGCAGGCTCGGCCTTTAAGAAGGTCTACTATGACCCCAATCTTGAGCGCCAGTCCTCGGTGTTTATTCCGGCAGAAGACATTATTCTGCCCTATGGTGTGTCAGACCTTAATATGTGCCATCGCTTGACTCACCGCATGCGTAAAACGGGTAACGACATTGCCAAGCTGATGTATGCGGGGTTCTATCAGACGATGGAGCTAGGCGACCCGGTAAAGTTTGTGACCGACATCCAGAAAAAGAAAGACGAAGAGACAGGGTTTTCGGCGTCCTACGACGACCGGTTTGAGTTGTACGAGGTGCACGTCGATCTGGACTTGCCGGGGTTTGAGGACACGGATGAAGATGGTGAGCCTACTGGCATAGCGCTGCCATATGTTGTAACAATCCTACGTGACACCGGAGATATTCTGGCGATTCGCCGGAACTGGAAAGAAGACGACAGCCGTAAACTGAAGCGCCAGCACTTTGTGCACTACCAATACATCCCCGGATACGGCGCATACGGCTTCGGTCTGTTTCACTTAATTGGTGGGTTTGCCAAGTCGGCGACTTCATTGATGAGACAGCTTGTAGATGCAGGTACGTTGTCAAACTTGCCGGGTGGCCTTAAAGCGCGAGGCTTGCGCATAAAGGGTGATGATACTCCGATCTCTCCGGGTGAATGGCGTGATGTGGACTTGGGGTCTGGTGCCATAAAGGACAACATCTTACCGCTGCCTTACAAAGAGCCGTCTAGCGTGTTGTATCAGTTGCTGGGCTCGATCGTAGAAGAAGGCCGCAGGTTTGCTGCCACGGCAGACTTAAAAGTAGCTGACATGTCTAACCAAGCGCCGGTGGGGTCTACGCTGGCGATTCTGGAGCGCACCTTAAAGGTGATGTCGGCTGTTCAGGCGCGGGTTCACTACGCGCTCAAACAAGAGTTGCAGTTGTTGGCAGGCATTATTCGGGACTACACCCCGGCGAGCTACACATACGAGCCTGAGGACGGGCACCCGGCCATTAAACAGTCTGACTACAACATGGTCGAGGTGGTGCCGGTTAGTGATCCCAACGCAGCGACACTAAGCCAGCGGGTGGTGCAGTACCAAGCCGTGATGCAGATGGCGCAGTCTGCGCCTCAGTTGTACAACATGCCCAAACTACACAGGCAAATGCTCGACGTGCTGGGGATTAAACAGGCGGACAAGCTCGTCCCATTGGAAGAAGACTTCAAGCCCACCGATCCGGTTAGCGAGAACATGGATGCCATAAACGGTAAGCCGTTGAAAGCGTTCTCATACCAAGATCACGAGGCCCATATTGCCGTGCACATGGCCGCTGCGCAGGATCCGCTCATTCAACAGATGGTGGGGCAGAACCCGATGGCGCAGCAGATTCAGGCTGCGATGGCGGCACACATTTCCGAGCACGTTGCCTATGCGTATCGTGTGAAGATCGAGCAGGCGATGGGTGTTTCGATGCCTGCCGAGGGTGATGAGTTGCCAGAGAGCTTGGAGAAAGACCTCAGTAAGATGATGGCGCAGGCCGCCCCGCAGGTCTTGGAGCAGAGTAAAGCCCTTGTTGCACAGCAGCAAGCTCAGCAAAACGCGAAGGATCCGGTGCTCCAGATTCAGATGCAGGAGCTGCAGTTAAAGGCTCAAGAGCAGATGCGCAAAGCCAAAGAGACAGAGATTAAAGAGAAGAAGCTGGCGGTTGACTCAGCAGCTAAGGCCGATGAACTACGCATGAAAGAAGCTGAACTGCGCGCTGAGAATGAGATTAAGGGCGCTAAGCTCATTGGGGAGCTTGCCAGTGAGCGGGATCAGTTGGCTGCCAAAGAAAAAATCGAAGGTCTGAAAGTCGGCGCAGATTTGGCCAAGACAGGACTCCAACGTACTCAGCAACAAACTAGGGAGAACCAATGAACGTACTAGTAATGGACTACCTCACGGCGTTAAAGAAAAAGATCCGTGAGGACATGAACAGCTATACCGACGACATTGCCACGGGGCAGTGCGCTGATTTTGCTACTTATAAGGAACTCTGCGGGGTGATACGAGGCTTGGCCTTAGCAGAGAGAAGTTTACTCGACCTCGCGCAAAACATTGAGGATGAAGATAATGAGTGACACCATCGCAGTACCGGACAAAGGGCTGATCCTGCCCCCGGGAGCCGTGCCTGAAGTTAAAGCGATGTCGGCAGAAGATGCCGAAGCACAACCCACCGAGGACAAGGCCAAGCAGTTGCCTGAGCCCCAAGGTTGGAAAATACTGTGCGCTTTGGTAGAGGTATCTGAAACTTACGATAGCGGCATTATTAAAGCGGACGTGACGAAAAAGACAGAGGAGATCACTTCCCCGGTTCTGTTTGTCATTAAGCTTGGCCCCAGTGCATACAAGGACGAGGAGAAGTTCCCTGACGGCCCTTGGTGTAGTGAAGGTGATTTTATTATCACACGCCCATATAGCGGCACGCGAGTCATGATCCACGGGCGAGAGTTCCGTGTCATCAACGACGACCAAGTAGAAGCGATTGTGCAAGACCCCCGCGGAATCTCCCGCGCTTAATAGGAGCTAATCATGGCAGAAAAGTACGACGACAACCTAGAAAACGAAGAGGTTGATACCGAGATCGAGTCTGAAATTGCGGATATTGATGTTGATATCGAAGACGACACCCCGGAACGGGATCGAAACGCACAGCCGCTAGACCGTGAGGTAGAAGACCCTACGGACGAAGAAATCGAGAGTTATGGCGCCAAGGTACAGTCTCGAATTAAAGAACTGACCCACGCTCGTCACGACGAGCGTAGAGCCAAAGAAGCGCTATTGCGCGAAAAACAGGAACTGGAGCGGCTAGCCCGCGCCGCTGTGGAAGAAAACAAAAAGCTTAAACAATACGTCAACAGCGGCTCTCAAACATACGCCCAGACATTGCAAGCTAAAGCCGAAGCAGAACTGGAGATGGCGCGCCGTAAATACAAGGAAGCGCAGGAGTCGTATGACACTGACGCCATTATGGAAGCTCAAGAGGCGTTTACGGATGCTAAGATCCGTTATGAAGCGGCTAAAAGTTTCAAACCACAGACTTTACAAGTTGAAGAAGATGTAGTAAAAACTCAACAACAGGCTCCAACACCCCAAAGCCTCGACGAAAAGACCTTGCGCTGGCAAGCCAAAAACCAGTGGTTCGGAGCTCCGGGGTACGAAGAGTTAACAGCGTTTGCACTAGGGCTGCATCAAAAATTAGTGTCTACGGGGTTTGATCCTCGCTCTGATGAATACTTCGAGAAAATTGATTCTCGCATGCAACAGGTTTTTCCTGAGGTGTTTGGTGAAACTTCCAAACCAGCGAAAACAGAATCTGGCAAAAAGCCATCTACTGTTGTAGCGCCCGCCTCTCGTTCTACGGGAGCAAAAAAGACTGTTAAGTTGACAGCTACGCAGGCTAGGCTGGCCGATAGGCTCGGCATACCACATTCTGAATACGCTAAAGAATTTTTGAAATTGGAGGTTTAAGAGATGACTAATCGCACACCAAGATCTATGGAAACCCGTGAGAAAACGACTCGTTATGTGTATAAACCAGCGAGCGCTCTGCCAGAACCAGCACCGGAACCCGGTTTCGCATTTCGTTGGGTTGCTACAACAGTTTTTGGGCAATCTAATCAGACCAACGTGTCTCAGAAATTTCGCGAGGGTTGGGTGCCAGTGAAAGCAGATGATTACCCCGAGCTACAGATTCAGGGTAACGACAAAGGGCAAATCGAAATTGGCGGCTTGCTGCTATGTAAAGCGCCGAAAGAAATGGTCGAAGCCCGTTCGGAATACCACGCGAATATCGCGCAACAACAAATGAGTTCCGTAGATAATCACTTTATGCGGAACAATGATGCCCGTATGCCTTTGTTTTCAGAAAAGAAATCATCGAGCACCCGCGGGTTTGGAAATGGATCTAAATAATTTTGGAGTTAACAAATGGCTTATCCTACCGTTAATGCTCCTTATGGCTTTAAGCCGATCAACCGTCTAGACGGTATGCCTTACGCTGGTGCTACGCGCCAAATCAAGATTGCGTCAGGCTACGATACCAATGTCTTTTTCGGTGATTTGGTTTCTGTCGTAACGAGCGGCACCGCCGAGAAGTTTGCAGGTACGACCACTGGTTCCCCAGTTGGCGTGTTTGTCGGCTGCTCATACACCA